AGGAGATGGTGAGGTTCTGCTCCTCAAGAGTAACGTCTAAGTCTTCTTTAGAGATACCAGCAATAGCAAGTGTAATAGTATACTTACCATCTTCGTACTCTATTAGATTATGTGGGGGATAATTAGGTTGGTTAGTTATTGAGTTGCTAGGTTGATTCAACATTGTATTAAATATTTTATCATACCCTATAACCCAATCTCTATAGTCTTGTAATGCAGATGATAGGTTAGGTCTGCTTGTTGTAAGCTTGTAATTCATAGTATGTCTCCTTTAATAAGCAAGATTGTATGGAACCCACAATGGCATTCCATACATTATTATACTACACTTTTTATATCTTGGCAAGCTTTTTTAATCACATTATTAATTCTTCCATATCATATAACTTATTTATAGGAAGATTGTAACAATCTGCTCTAACTATAAAACCATTATCCCCATCTCTATCACCTTTCTTTAAAAATCTAGCTGACTTAAAATATTCTTCTTTAGGCATCCATCCTAATAACCATCCTTTAGACAGATCATTTAAAACCCTTGTAAAAATATAATGACTACACTTTTGTTTAGTATTAAAAGCAGCTACTGAGCAATCATAATATTCTTTAGGAATAACCGTAGTTCTTTTTGTTTTCACATCTAATTTATTATCTTTATATATAATATCAAAATCATAAGTATTAAATAACTTTGATTCAGGTATAAAAGATAGAACCATCATCTCACCTATAAATCCACTAAGATTACCATCTCCTTTAGTAATTGAGTTATTTAAATTCCCCATTTCTTTTGATTTTAAGGTTGAGTCTTCAATCCATTTTTTATCTACAATAATTTCTTTCATAATTTATTCCTATAGTTTACAAGTATTAATATTTTTAATCACACTCTTTCTGACCTGTTGATGGATCTATAAAACAAGCTTCTGCTTTAGGCTCATCCTTAACTTCATTGAGTATACCATATCGTTTACCACTGGCTCTGAAGGTTGTGATACCTTTACATCCCTGCTTCCAAGCATTGTAGTACAACTCTTTGAACTCATCGTAAGTTACATTGTCACCTACGTTACAGGTCTTAGAGACAGCACTATCAATGTACTTAGATGTAAGAGCAAGAACTGCTAGATGTTCTTCAGCACTAATCTCATTGGCAGTCCTACCGTTTACACCTTGTTTATAAGCATAGTCTTCTACTCTCTGTATCTGATGACCATCAAACTGTTGAATAGTCCTGTCATAATACAAACTAAAAGGTGGTTCAATACCAGAGCTTACATTGTCAGCAGTTAAACTGATAGTACCAGTAGGTGCTATAGAAGTTAGGTGAGAGTTACGTAGTCCATTCTCTTTGATCTGGTCTTGTACCCATCCAGATAAGGTCTTAAAGAACTTACCTTCTATGTATCTATCTTTATCATAGAAAGGAAAAGAACCTTTCTCTTTAGCCAGTAAAGAACTAGCACCATAGGTATGATCTCTAAGTGTCTTAAGAATCTTAGTCGTAAACTTCATAAACTCTTCTGAAGCATAAGGCATACCACACATCTCACCTGCATTAGCCAGACCAGTAACACCTAGTCCCATCCTACGTTTGTTCTTAGCTTCTTTCTCTTGTGCTTCCAGAGGATAGATAGTTCTATCAATAACATTATCCATAGCTCTGACTACATGATGAATGTCACCAGTGAACAGACCATAATCAAATGCACCTGCTCCAACATACTTAGTAAGGTTAAAGCTACCAAGAAGACAAGCACCGTAAGGTGGTAAAGGTTGCTCACCACAAGGATTAGTAGCTTCTATGTTCTCACAGTAATATAGATTATTCATCTTATTGATTGTATCTATGAACAACACTCCCGGCTCTGCCCAATCCCATGTGCTACGCATGATCATATCCCATAGGGCTACAGGGTCTACCTCTTCGTGTACTCTACCTTCAAACTGTAGGGGAAATGGTTCTTTCTTTTCAAGACATCTCATGAACTCATCTGTAATACCAACAGAGATATTAAAACCAGTAAGAGAAGTACCATCATTCTTAGCTGTGATAAACTGTTCAATGTCAGGATGATCAACACGTAAGACACCCATCTGCGCTCCTCTACGATGCCCACTAGATGCTATGGTCTGACATACAGCATCAAAGATTTGCATGAAGCTGACTGCACCAGATGCTCTAGAGTCTAGAGACTTGATACGATCTCCTCTGGGACGTAGCCTAGAGAAGTCATAGCCTATGCCACCACCTCTACGCATTGTCTCAGCAGCATCAGTAGCTCTACCCATAATAGAATCCATGCTATCTTCTATAGCACCACTGACAAAGCAGTTGTAAGCAGTAGTCTGTCTTGCTGCTCCCATAGCATTCTGTACCCTACCAGCAGGTAAGAATCTAAGATGCCTAAGTGCATCCTTGAAGTTCTCAAAGTGATCAGGTGTATCCTTTAAGGCTTCTGCAATACGTACAACCTTACTATAAAAGTCTTCTCCTGTTTGCCTATACTTAATATTATCTATCTCTTCTGAGATGGGGAGTGTCATACCATACTGTACTTCGTTTTCCATTTATGTTTCCTTTCTATTTAATTTTACTTTTTAATTTAGTTAAGTACCATATTGCTTTGCTTATATCTTCTTCAGGTTTACCTTTGTGTTTATATCTAATTAAATACTTTAAAGCATTTCCTTTGAGGTAACCTAAGAAGTCATCCTTTGTCATTGACATCTCAATAATATCTATAGCTTCAACATCCAGCATGTTATAGTGAGAAGGACTATTTACTGGATCTTCTTTAGATGTATTTGTAGAGTTTCGCTCTTTCATTCTCAATGTCTCCTGAGTTAATAACATTAAAGGCTAGAGTCCTAACCTTGTCAGGAGGGAATCCAGCCATATCACACACTACTGTAAAGTCTTCATTAGTTACACCAACATCTTTAAACAACCAGTTGTGTGCTTCTTTTCTAAAAGTTTTAATTGATGAGTCTTCACTTGTAAGTACAGGTTTGGACGCATCTAGTATTGCTCTAATTATTACAGCAACGTATAGGGATCTCGCAGGTTCAATCTTTGTTAAGTCATACAGAGATCCTATACTTACTTGTTCATTAATCTGTATCATCTACATACTCTTCAACTGGTCTATAGAATTTACCACCAACATAACTATTATAGTATGCTGGTTCGTCTGATCCTTCAAGGGTACTTGATAATACATTATACTTCATTTGATAATAACACTCATAGTATCGTAAGCTTCGTTTGTTTTTAAACTCAGCTATAATAACAAACTTAAAATTATTTTTACCTAACTTTTTAATATCTTCAATTAGATACTTGGAAGAACCCATGTATGACTTCCAGTTAGACTCACGTTTCTTTTTACCTTTAGAGTAGTTAAAGTATTGCTTGCAACCTATGTAAGCTTTCTTTGTTTTAACATTAGTTATACAATAAACAAAACCAAACTTAGTTAGGTCAGGTTTCTTAGTGTACTTCCAGTGCATTACCAGTTGGTTACCTCATCAACTTTAGGTTCCTTAACCACATTAACCAAGTACGTAATACCTCTTGAATATTTAAAGGCACGTATTCCGTGACCTTGATTAGAATCAGACCAACACTCTCGCTTATGACTACAATAAACACAGCCAATGGGAAGCTTAAGATTACCAGACTCGCCATCAGGTATTGCATTGTAACACCTAGCAGGAGCATTCCCCTCACTAACCAAACCCTTAAGATATTTAACTCTTTCTTTAGCATCAATCATCTCCATCTGATGTACAGGTGTAAGACATATCTCACCACTTGACTTATCTATGACAAGAAAAGCTGCTTGGTTCACACCATTAGCTTGTGCATACGCACTAATCTGTGCTATGTAACCAAACGGATCATCATTTATTAAATTATTTTCTTTAAACTTTTTAAAAGCAAATCCTGATGCACTCTTACAATCAACTAGAATACCATCTATCATTGAATCTTGATGTCCAAGAACACCTTCAACACTTACTTCTTTTTGTTGGTCAGTAACTTTATGACCAGCAATAGATGAACATAGTAAAAGAAGTTCTTCTAAAATGTATCCATATAAAAACTTAATACGTGTACTAGGCTTGAGATCTTCTATCTCTTTCTTACTATTAACATCATACCATAACTGTCTATCAGGTTTTCCTATACCAGACAGTCTAAGATTACCTCTGGTTCTAGGACTCTCATACATAAATGCTTTGATATGTACTTTAAGCATCTCTCCAAAGGTATCTATATGTTTATCTACTTCCTTTTCATCCATCTTAATTGGATCAAGAGAAAACAAACTGTAAATATCTTCAACTAATGTTTCAATATTTTTCATGTTTTAAAAAATAGGGGTAGATATACACACATACCTACCCCCAAGTCTCCCTTAGTTTACATTAAGAGGCGAAAGGAATATCATCGTCCAAAGTATTAGCAACATATCCACCTTGAACAGGTGTAAGTGCATCACCACCAGTGAACTCAATAAGATCAACTACTTGAACTTTATTTAAGTAGCCTTTAACTCCACCGCCATACTGTGTGTACGGCTTTGGAAAGTAACTTGCATTCACAACTGAACCGTTACCAATACGCTTCTCATTTGGAAAAGGTTTTAACTGTGAATCTGTAACAGGAATAGCACGTTGTGTACCGTTACGATCTTTAGCATACTGCTTTAGAGTAACGAAGTTACCACGCTCATCATCCTTATTCTTAATTGTAAGTCCGTCAGCTTCTGCAATCTTTAAGTTAGCATCATCGAGATTACAAATCTCTATTGAATACTCACCATCTGGATTGAACTTTGTGTTTGGAACCATAACATGCGCCCAATAAGCTTGACCTGAAATAACACCCATAATTTTTCTCCTTTAAGATAATAACATTAAGATTATAACAATTTGTTTTTGACGTTTTGCTTGTAACTGTTCTGAGGGCAATCTCCTATTTGTTGTGTTCGTAATTATAACATACTTTGTAGAGATGTTCAACACATATTTTGAATTAATTTTGCATCTGCTACAGGTATATGAAAGAAAGGTTCTTTTAAATGTGGCGCACCTGTCCTACTAGAGTTTTGAATTGTACCTACACTAGAGTTATGTACAGTAGTGTCCTTAATAAACCAAGCCTGAGTACAATCAGTATTGAAGATCACAAAATATAACTCATGGTCTGGAAACTCTTTCATCTTCTTATTGATTAGTCTTTGTTTTCTCTGTGGTATACGTACCTCTCTCCATGTATCAGGCCATTCAGTACCCCACTGGTTCTTTATCTCAACTTCAAAAAAATAACCTTTATCTTTCTTAGCTGAGACATCAAAATAATAATCTTCTTTATCTATAATATCAGTAAAGTTTTCTGATGCGAGGTA